AAAGGTAAGCAATTGATTCATGCACAATCTGATTTGCCAATGGTTTCAGTTTTTCAGATTGCGGAAAGAACCAAACGAAGTGGAACAGTAAGAGATCAGGTTGAATATGACATCGGGATTCAAGTTGCAGTCAATAGAAAAAANTATTTTGATAGTTCATCAGGACAAGGAACTCAATTAGACAGCCCAAAAGCAATAACGGATATTTTAGGAGAAAGGGAAACTGATGGTGATTTAAAAACAGATACAGTCATGGGTGTTTTGAATGCCAATTTAACTATTGGTAGTAAAGTTTTATATTTAGACAATACAGCAGTTACTTATGCTTCTTTGTTTGAAGATAAAGACTTCCCAATTGATACTGCGGAAGTTACTTTCACAGCTTATGATCGGCCCAATAGAATTTAACCTTTTTATTATATGATAGAAGATTACACCATAGAAAAAACCATCAGGGATGATGGGACAGAGATTGCCACCATCATTATAGTCCAGAAAAAATCTAAAAAGCAGGCTAAGGAGTCTGAGCCTGAAAGCAATTAATCTTTAACCATTATAAATAATGTCAGACGCAACATCTTATTCCAAGCTAGGCTACCTTATGACCGCAAAGGAGTCTGTTGCCGGAACCACAGTTTATCCAGATACAGCCCANGAATTGCTTTCAGAAAATATGACAGCTAATTGGGATTGGACCGCCTCTGGTACAATTGCTAATAGTCGATCGAAAAATTTCCGTCCAATCAAGAATCGTGTTGGGCCTTTCACAGGGGACATTACTTTCCTTGTAGAGCCAAATACTCTTGGGGAATGGCTTGGTGGTGTACTTGGTGATGCCACAGATACAACCATCGATGCGGGAGATTCTTACCAGCACGACTTTGAGGCGGAAAATACATTGCTTACTTATACGATGGATATTGCCATTGCNAATGAATCTTATGTCCATCGTTATATTGGGGCAAGAATTTCAAAGTTGGATTTTACAATCAATAATAATAAGCTACAGGCTACAGCCTCTATAATGGCGCAAAAAGCCTTCCAAAATGCTCGTGTGACAGTTGCAATCGGATCAGGTACGACTTTGACTGTTGACCAGACTAGCGGGCTTACAACGAGTGATACAATCCAAATTTTGGATGCTGACGCACCAAGCACTGTTTTGGCAGAGCTTACTATTGGAGCAGTTGTCAGTGAAACAGTTTTAACAGTTTCTACAATTGGAGTTTCTTTGGCAGTTGATGATATTGTTGTTATTAAACGCAATGTCAGCCCAACTTATACTTTATCAGATGAGCTTATTTTCTCAGGAGGAGCTTCTGCTTATTTTGGAGCAGGGACCAATGCAATCCAAGGCCTTTCTGCTGCAACCAATGTAGAGAATATGGAAGTTACCATTACTAATGATTTGGAAGCTCGATGGGCAGCTCTTGGCACAGATGTTGTAGATAGGATGCCTTCAACCATTCTTGTTAAAGGAATTGAAGTTAAAGGTTCATTCAGCAATTTCCATATCAATCCGGAGCATTTAGATCAATTAAGAGATTTGGAGCAAATTGGAACCCGGTTTACTTTCTTGGGAGCAACCATTGATGATAATGTAGCTGCTGCCGCTTCCGGAACTGTTGAAACTGATGGAGCAGGAACAATCACAGTTACTGTAGATGCTGCCGGTGAAGNCGGCAATGACTATGCAATCATAATTGAACAGGGAACAGGAGCTTTAAGTGCCACCCTTTCAGGAAAACTTGTTACAGTAACATTAGATGGAACTCCGGCCAACAACACCATTACATTAGTTGCTGTTGCAATAAATGCCCTGACAGGATTAACTTCTGCTTCTACTGGTGCGGATCTTGTCACTACAACAGATAACCCAAATAAGATTTACTTTACAGGAGGTCGTGATGCCGCTGAAAAGGCTATGCTAAGATTCGACTTCCCTGATACTCGTTATGAGTCATTTGGTGCAAATCTTTCTGAAGATGGGATTGTGAATGAGGAGATAAATTTCACAGCTTTCAGAGATCCTATTGAAAAGAGAGAAATCAATGTTCGATTAAGAAATGCAATAGCTAACTATTAAACAGGTNCAGGGTGGTTGGGTTTCTGCATGTTTTCCCAGCCACCCTTTACCTCAAAAATATGCAATTTATTCTTTAAAAATATGCACCATGTCAAAATTCATAGATGATGATGATCTTAAAAAGGTTGATTTGGGAGATTCTGAATGGATTAAAATTCCAAAACGATTTTCATATAAATTTGTAGAGGAGTTGAATTTTGCAGATTCAAATTTAAAGCCATCTGAAAAATCAATTGTTCTATTATCAAAGAGTATTAAAGAGTGGAATTTAAAAGATTCAAATGGATTAATACCTAACATAACAGAAGATAATATTAAAAGATTGGATATGCAGACTATAAATTTAATATCAGAGGAAATAACTTCTATGATGATGGTTGAAAAAAAAGACTTTCCCACCTCCGGGAAGCAGTAAACGGACAGGTGGGTGATGAAGATTATATAGATTATGTAATGTGTAAAGAGTTTGGTCTTGATTGGAAAGAATATGATTGCAAAAGAATGACAAAGTTTATACACATTATAAAATTTGAGAGAGAGGCTCAAAAGCCACCTGAGAAAGACAAGCCAAAATTCAGGCCTCGTAATAAATAACCTTATGGCAACTGAAAATTTAGACATTGTAGTAAAAGTTAAAGACGAAGCAACATCTTCTCTGGAGAGTATGTTAACAAGTTTTGTTTCTGTGACAGCAGGTGTAACAGCTTTAACTTCTGTTTTCATAAAAGCNATTGATGCTGTTTCAGAATTTGAATCTGGCATGGCTAATGTTGCTACTCTTTTAGATGAAGAAGGAAGAAAGGCTTTACAAGGAATGGAGGATGATTTGCAAAATCTTGCAGTAATTACAGGCACTTCATTAAGTCAATTAACAGAAGGTTTATATTATGTAGTTTCAGCGGGAATTGATGCTGAAGAGCAGATGGAATTTTTAACAGTGGCTAATAAATTAGCAGTAGCTGGAAATACTGATTTGGCTACTTCTATTCAAGCAATGGTCGGCTATATGAAAGCTTATGGAGATGAATCCTTAGAGTCAGCAGCAATAGCTGATCTTTTATTTGCTATTAATAAAAAAGGTTTTACTACATTCGAGGAAATTGCTTCTGCTATTAATAAAGCCACTACTTTTGCAAATTTAGCCAATGTTTCTCAACAAGAACTAGCTGCTACAATGGCCACTTTAGTAGGTTCTACAGGAACTGCTAGTGAAGTTATAACCCAATTGAATGCAGTATTTAAATCTTTGGTTGCCCCTTCTTCTGAAATGGCAGAAGCTATCCGCAATGTTGGTTATGAAAGTGGCAATGCAATGGTGGAGGCTTTAGGATTTCAGGGAACACTAGAGGCTTTATATGCACAAACAGGGGATAATGAGATTGCTTTCCAAAATTTATTTACAGAAGCAGAGGCCATAAAAGGTGTTATGCCTTTAGTTGGTGCTCAGGCAGAAATTTTAACTGAAAATTTAGTTGAAGTTTCTAATGCAACNGGTCTTGTGGATGAGGCTTTCACAGTAGTGCAAAAAACATTTGATCGCCAAAGCGCCCAGCTTNAAGAAGGGGTCAATGTGGCTTTTCTTCAATTAGGAACAATGATTTTGCCAGCTTTAATTCTAGCTGTGCAGAATTTATCAGCTTTCTTGCAACAAAATCAAACCACTGTAGAAAATTTAAGCACAGTGCTGTCANTTATTTTTTATGTAGCTATAGAAGCTGTGATTTTTATTGTGGAAAAATTAAATGTCCTAATGGATTCTTTTAATGCCACAGTGGAAGTTATTCAAACTAACATAGAAGTATTTAGTTTTGCTTTCCAGCAAGCATGGGGTGATATTGATCAATATGTTATGCCAATAATAAATAAGATACAGGATGCAATAGAAACTATAATAAGCGCTGTATCATCTGCAATTTCCGCTTTATCCAGTTTAGCAAGAATGTCCAGTGTTTCTGCTCCTTCCAGGGCCGGGCTTGGTTTAGCTGAAGGCGGACTGGTATATGCTGCCGGAGGCTTTTCATCAAGAGGAACTGATACTGTGCCTGCAATGTTAACACCGGGTGAGCTTGTTTTAAATAAAGCCCAGCAGAAAGCTATAGCTGGTGGCATGGGTGGTGTGACTATAAATATAAACGGAAACTATATTTTAAATGATGATGATGTAATGGAAAAGATAGGAGACCCTTTGGTTAGAGAACTCAAGAAACATTTCTCAGTAGCAACTACAGTTTAATATGCTTCATTTAAGGATTAACAATTCAGATGCAACTAATTATCTTGAAGATGGCACTCTGTTCATAACAGACCAGATTCAGAATAAATCCAATACAGCTACATTCAATTTAAATCCTGGGGCCACAACTCCAAATGAGAATGAAGAAGTTGTGATTTATGATGTCACTTCAATTGTTTCAGATTTAACAGATAATCTTGCTGCTTGGTATAGATTTGATGAAGGTTCCGGGGCTATTGCTTTGGATAGTTCTCGCAATAAACTTAATGGAACAATAACAACTGCTACTTATACATCTGGAAGATTCGGGGACGCTCTTGATTTTAATGGGGTAAGTGGGATGGCGGCAGTTACTGATAACACAGCTATTCAAAATGTATTTGATGGAGGAGGGTCTTTTTCAGCATGGATTTATCCAAATTCTGATGGGGAAAATAGTTTGGGAAGGATTATAGATAAGAGCCAAGGAGNTGTAAGAGGCCCGATTTTCTATGTTACTAATGATGATGGGACTAATGCTTATCTGAAATTTTATCATGTTTTTAGTGGTGGAAATGGAAGTTGGGTTACAACAAGTAAAGAAATAACTTTAAATAAATGGAATCATGTTATAGTCACTTATGATTCTAACTCAGCATCTAATGACCCTACTCTTTATATTAATGGAGGAGCAGTAGCAATTACAGAAGATTTAACCCCGGTAGGAACAAGAGTTTCTGATGCCGGGGCTGATTTATATATTGGGAATAGAAGTGCGGATAATAGAACTTTTGATGGCATCATTGATGATGTAAGGCTTTATACAAAAATCCTTTCACAAACTGAAATTGATGGGTTGTATTATGGTGGGAATTTAGTTATAAATGATTTTACTTCCCATGGCCTTTCACTTTTAGAATATGGAAAATTCAGAGNGAGCCAGAATTTTTGGTTAGATATTGGAGGATCTGATCAAGAATTTAAAGTGATTGAAGATATAATAGCCGGGCAAGAAGAGCAAATAAATATAACTCTAACAGAGCCACAGGAAAATGTGCATAGCTCCGGGGATTTATGCGGACGAAAGATNTTTGCAGGCACTTTAACATCTATAATTATAAGAAATGTAAAGAAACTTTCAGATGTTTATTATGTTTGTTCAGCCACAGATTACACAAAGATTTTTGATAAAAAACTCATCAATGATTCTTGGGAAGACCGAGATGCCAGATATATAATAAATGACTTCTGCAATACAACAATTAATTATAACCATGAAATCGATCAGTTGGATTATGCAACTGATGGAGCCATACAAGCAGAATGGGCAAATAAAGGAGGAGCATCCCCGGATGATCCGGTGACAGATTCAGTCAGTCCATTTGAAGCTGATCATTGGGGAGAATTTGGGGTGGGTGCTGGCGGGACAAGTTGGTGGTATGCTTCACCTTCTCAATCAGATGTTTCTGATTTTACCGGGACATCAACAGGAGTGCCAATAAGGGGTAAAATTGGTTTTTGGATAAAGGTTGATGATTATACTGCAGTTACTTGGGTTTATATTTATTTAGGAAGTACTCCGGGGGTTGATTATGGCTGGGTGAGGTGTTCAGGNGCAGATATTGGAGTTAATAATACTCCTGTTTATATCACTCTTGATTTATCTAATATGACTGTTGGGGGACCCCCAGATTGGACTGTGTTTGATTATGTTGGATTTACTGTGACTACCACAGGGATAGTCACCTTTAAGATAGCTGGCTTAAGATTTCTTGAAGATAATTTCTTTTCACATTATCCTTATGTTGAGTCTAGCACAGCCTTTGATGATGCTAGGGCAAGTTTTCAAAAGCCAACAGTATTCATTGATCGCCTTGCAGATACTTTGGGAAATTATTGGTACATTGATTATAATAGGAATATTCGCTTTTTTGATAGAGAAACAAATAATGCACCTTTTCAGATTTCAGATACAAGTGAAAATTTTGAATCTCTTTATATTGATGTAGATACTTCCCAACTTAAAAATAGACAGACTGTAAGAGGTGGAACAAAAACATCTGACAATNCATATTCACAAGTAGTTGAAGGAGATGATGCTGTAAGGGAATGGATAATGAAATCCCAATTTGAAAATCTATCAATTTATTTAGATGATGGAAGCTCAACTGATACTATGGAGGCAGGAACTACCACTACAAATGTTAAAGCAACTGCACACGGGCTTGTTGATGGAGATTACATAGTTAACAGAAGCAGATCCAATGCAGTTAGGGAGATAAATTATGTTGATCCTGATAATTTTACAGTTGAGGCTGTGAGTGGGCAAACTAGCGGAGATACTTTCTCTAAATTTGCCACAGCTAAAACAGTTGGGGTGGAGTTCTTAGTTGATGAAACTACAGTTGATTATGTTTCAAATTTTAATGAAAAATCTATAAGAGCCGCTGATAGTGAGGCGACTTTATCAACCGGGAATTTTTTGCTATTCACTTATAATGAGATTATCCCTATTAGGGTTCAGGTTCAAGACAATGCTTCAATTACAACACTTAAAACTTTGATGGGTGGTGATGGGGTTTTTGATGGAGCTGTAATTACAGATGAATCTTTAGATAGTTCCCAAGCGGCACGGGATAGGGCGCAAGCTGAGGTTGATGCTTATTCAAATCCCATAGTTACAGTTTATTTCAAAACAAATCACGAGGGGTTGGAAAGTGGACAGATTATAAGTGTGGCGGATACCAATAAAGGCATCAATGGCGATTATATTATCCAAAAAATAAAAATAAGTTATGATGATGGAGGTGATTTCACCCAATCAGATGTCACTTGTTCATCTACCTTATTTGGTCTAATTGAATACTTCCAACAACTTTCCATTAGCTTAACTGAGCGNTTAATTGATGAAGATGAAGTAATTGATCAGATTTACACAAACATTGAAGGTATAACAATAACTGAGACAAATACATTCACCCCATCCGAGGAAGCATCAGAAACTCCAACTATAACAATTTCTCCATCTGAAACTGCTACAGATAGAGAAATGACAACAGACCCTTATAAATGGCAGCCAGATGCTTCAGATGCAAGGTGGAATCTTGCTCAATGGGGATAAATATTTTATAATTACTATATCATGAAAGAAAACATTCAATGCGGGATAGAAGGAATCCATAAATTAACAACTTGTGATGTAAGGCATCCTAAAGTTAAAAAGATTTTAGATGAAATACAAAATGTTTTTGAAACATTAAAACATCCAACTCAGAGACATTTTATTCTTCAAGATCTTTATAAAGCCATGCAAGGATTGACCCTTGTTAATCAAATCGAAGTCCATAATATCATTCCTACTGCTGGACGCTCTGTGGTAGCTCTTTGGATTATTGGGGATAATACTTATGATGCCAATAATGGGGCAAATTACGGAAGTTTAGGAGATAATAATACAGCACCTGTTAATGGGGATACAACTTTAAGCAATGAAACCTATCGCAAAGCTACCTCAAGTGCAATTAGTAGTAGTAATGTGGTTTATTTGAGCAATTTTTATACAGCAACAGAAGTTACAGGAATATTTGAAGAAGCTGGATGGCATATTGATGGAACAGGGGTTGCTGATTCGGGGCAATTATTGAGTCATTTCCTAACAACTTCTATTGTAAAATCAGCTACAGAAACACTAACTGTGGAAAGCACTTTAACCATTTCTTAATATGCCTAGTTCCTCACAAGTAACAGCTGGCTCTGATATCCTAGCAGCTTCATATAATAATTTACGAAAAGATATAATTGAAAGTTCTTTAATATATGCAGCAACTTCTACTGGGAGTGATGCTTATGCAATAACATTAGATGCTCAATATACTGCTTATGTTACAGGGTCTATATTTTTATTCAAAACTGATGTAGCCAATATAGGGGCTGCAACTTTAAACATCAATGGCTTAGGAGCAAAGTCCATTAAAAAGCAACACGATTTGGATTTAGAAACTGGGGATATTGAAGCCGGGCATGCCATTCTGATTGCTTATGATGGCACTAATTTTCAGATGCTTAATCCAAATGCAGTTAGTTTAACTTCTGCAGAAGTTATCCAATTAAATGGGATTAGTGCTGATGTTACTGA